CGCCGTCTCTTAGGACGCTTTACTGCCTTCTTACTTACGCGCTTTCGCGTTGCCATTTCTGACCCCTTTCGCTAGGGCCAATTCTAGCTGAGACTCCATTTTATCCAGGCGCGACACTATTGGGATATTCTCGAGTTTAATTATGTATCTAAGGCCAGCAATCAGTAAGGCGATAGAGCCTAAGACTGAAGCTACTAAGGTGGCCAATTCAGCGGCTGGCATTATTCAATATGGCCGTAACGCTCATAGTTGGGATTAAGCCAGTTAATTATGCTAGGCAAGACTGATGCTAGAGCGGCATTGGCAATGGCATCGACATCCCAACCCACCGCTAGATAGGTCGCTAGGGCTGCTGCTAGGAATGTCTTTAGCCAACTTCCAGCGGCCAGTTTTAGATCGTTTATCATCTTGCGTTCCTCCTAGTAGTGGGATTTCAAAAAACCTTGAATCGTTTTTGCCAAGCGTCGTAAAAGAGAAATGGGCGTGTGAGCGGTGCGGATTTGGGCCGCTGTATTTTCTCCACTTCCAATTAAGGATGCTGCTACAAATGCGACCATCATAGATAATGTATTTAATACGGCGATCTCCGCGTTTTGCGAGCTTGCGAATCTCATCTGTAATACTGTGCATTTCTTCTTTGTGCGCGTTAAGGTCAGCTGTAACATCGATAGCGAATACCCAGCCGTTGCCATCTGGAGAATGATCTGATTTACGGCCAATGTGTCTCGTATCGCCGATCCATCCATCCGATACGCGGTTTCTATCTGGGTAGGAATCATCGAATTGCTCTCTTAACTGTTGGCCGGCTTTACACAATACAAATTTCATCCAAGTAAAAGCTTTGCTTCTTCTTCTGTAATTCCTAATCTTTCAAGGAGGGCTAACTTGGCTTCTTGCTTTGCAATTGCAATTGCTTCCTTTGCTTTCGCTTCTTTGCTTTGTTCTTTTTGAAAAGCAATATAAGCTTCTTCTTCTTGTTCAGTCATTTCGCGCTGTGTGCCGTTATCATTAATTAAGAATGTCATAGTGTCTTTCCAAATGCGTAGATTGTGTAAGAACCTGTAAAAGTGCCGCTACCGACAAAAAATTCAACGCCGTCAAATTGTGTTGATGTGTCTTGATTGCCATAAGAAATTTTAATAAAAGGAACTCCATATCCACCTAGCGAGACAGTTCCGTGCGATTCCAGAGTTGTGCCTGTCGCTACTTGTGGATTGAAAAGATCAAGAACAGCAGTTGAGTTGAAAGCGCCATTAGTCCATTCGGTTAAACTAAAAGAAGTTCCGGCGCTTCTTGCTGTAGAAAGGCTTGTATTATTTGCTTCTATAAATTGAGTATTGTATCCACTTGCTGTTGATGAGCCTGAAGCTCTTAATCTAAGCAAAATGCTATTTGTCGTAGAAGTGGTGTAATTTAAAATAATTCTGTAATTTGTATAACTACTCGTAAAAACAGTATCAGCGGTAACTGAAGTAACTGCGGAAAATGAAGTTTGAGCTTTAACGCAAGTTAAAGCAGCACCCGCAGGACTAGCAATCCATTTTAGACCAGTTGCTTCAGAGGAATCGGCACTTAAAATCTGACCATTTGTGCCTACTGCAAGACGGGCAGGAGTATCGGCTGCGGTAGCAGAGATAAGATCACCCTTCGCATCAACAATAGCGTTTTGAATAGCATTGCTATCGTCTTGAGCTACCCAACTAAAATCCAAATCTGTATTAGAAGCTTTGGCAAGAACCTGACCAGTAGAGCCACCCTTTAAATCTAAAAATGAAGTATCTACGCCATTACCAAGGGTTCTAATGGCGGCTGCACCATCTTTTACTAAATCAGTATCAGCTGGGGTTGTCCAGCCAAAATTTGTTGTTGTTGGCATATTTTCTCCTTAGGCGACTATTGTAGCGTTGAGCCAGTCCAAAGTTGGGCTGATTGTGTTAAAAGTCTCCATTGCTGGGACTGAGTTCCATCTGAAGGCCTGAAGGCTAAAAGCAATAGGCGAAACATTTAGAGTTAGGTTGAGCTGATTTAGGCTCGCTGTCCAAGTCCAACCCTCTACAAAGCCTTGGAACTCTGCATTTACCATATTGGCTGGCAGGTTGGTGATATTGAGCGGTTGGCCCATAAATACCCCAAGAAGGTTATCTCGGTCTGAATTGTCGATTTCATTGCTCGCAATTGGAAAAGTTATCTGTCTAAGGGCGAATTGCGGATAAGCGCGGATAAGGAGATAAAAAGCTGCTTGAGCTGTTGCGTCTCCGACATTGCGTAGAGTCGTAGCAATAGTTGCTGATAAAGCGCCATAAAGACTAATTGATGCTAAATCTTCATCGGTTACATTTGCGCTTGAAGTGCCATAGCCTAAAGTGATTGAGTTGCGAACATCCCCGGCGCGCTTCAAAATTGCCAAAGCTGGGCCAATCGCGTGATTGCCATCTAAATCAATATATCCATTAGCTGAAAGGTATTGGGATCTATGGGTTGAATCCGCGTATCCTATACGGCCTTGATTGTCCTCATATAAATATCCAAGTCCGCTAGTAGCAAATCTTGAAGCTAAATTATAAACTGTGTCATTCAAATTGTTTTCGGAGTGAAGCTCATAATCTCCCGGAGTATCAATTTCACCTAATCCATTATTTTCAGCATCTTGCCATTGAACAGTTGGATTGTAACCGCTCCAATAAGAAGCAGCTGGGACTTCATTCCATTGATTAAATAAAACTGTGCTCAGCAACTCCTCAATTCTATCTCCATCAAATTGATGAGCAAAGTTTCCGACATAAACGGAACGATTAAGCCTAGCCAAAGCTCCTACTGCAACGATTCTTATTTGTTGAGTCAAAGCGCTAGAGCCTGAAGTTTGAACTGCAATTTCTAAATCAGTAATAAAGCCGCCAAATAGATTTACATAAGCTGCCGTCGAGTCTTGGACTTCTATTGTTACTGCATCATTTATCTCAAAAGGAACTGCTGCCTCAGCCGTTTCAATTAAAGTTAAATTGCAATACCCAGCATTAGCTTGGGCATAGATATCAGTTCGCCCAGAGGTAATAGTTAGTCCGCTAAGGGTTGCTCCAGTAACTGTTGAGCCATTTACCTTAACTCGATAGACGGGACTCCAAGCGGTCATCGATCTCTAAACTGGCTCGCGCCTGAGCCTGTCCTATTCTGTGAATTGTTTAAGGCTGAAACTACTGCTCTAGTAAATCCTTCTTCATCAATAGCTGATGGAGCATTAACATTAATAACAATAGCTCGATCTGCTTCTTCACCGCGTCTAAATGATGCGGCATCAAATACACCTGATTCAATTGTCTTCTTTAACCAGTTTGCTTCTGTAACTAATTCTATCAATGTAGGTGCTGAAGAAGATGATCCTTTGCCTGAACCTAGAGCACCTAGACCTCCTGCACTTAAACCAGCCATTGATCCGCCTAATAATCCACTCAAACCAGCGGCAGCGGCAGCAGTAGCACCTGCTCCTGAACTGCCACCCGAGCTGGAACCAGAAACTGAACCACCTCCAAAAGGAAGGCTGCCACCTGTAACAGTATTACTACCAGATGAACCTGATCCTCCAAGTTTGGGAACAGTTGAAATATTTGGCAAGATAGGAATTGAATTATATGCTTTGATAGCAGCGTTAATGGCTGCGATTGCTTGATTTATTAAATTTATAATACCTTGAATTGCTTTGTCAAGAAGTCCTACAATACCAGAAATCATATTAGCAATGCCGCCAAATATAGGCCCAGCAATTGCGCCAATAACTTGAAAAGCAGTTCCAATACCTTGAATCGCGTTGATCAGGCTACCTTTAATCAAAGGAACAAAATAGGTGTTGAAAAAATTAAACAATACAATTACAGCGTTAAGAACATCATTTATATTAGATTTATTGTTTGCAATGGCATCTGTAAAGTTTTTAAAGGCTTGTTGTGCTGCATCAATTACAGGCTCTAAAAAAGTTCCCACTTCTTGCACAAAGAGTTTTATTCTATCAATCAAACCATCGCCATTTGCATTTGAAAATGAATTTGCAATGTTTGTAATAACTGGCAAAAATTTGTCGTTAAATAAATTTACAGCTGCTAGAGCAACGGGCAATAAAGCTTCGCCTAATGTAATTTTGGCTTCTTCTAATCTGGCTGTAAGTATTTTCTGACTATTGGCCATTCCATCGGCAGTTCTTGCAAAATCGCCTTGGGCATCTCCGGTTTGTTGTAATATTACTTGATGAGCAGCCAATACTTTTGCTTGAGCATCTAAAGCGCCTTTTCCAGAATAAAGGCCCATTTCCATAGCTTTGGCTTTTAAAGTGGCATCATTAAGCAAAACACCATAAGAACGAATGGGCTCGGCCTCGCCTCGCAAAGCTGCACCCAAAGCATTTACTGCTTGATCAATTGAAGTATTATTAAAAGACGCTAAATCAGAAGCAAGTTTAACGAATTCAATTGAGAAATTTGAAAGGTCTTTGCCAGTTAAACCAGCTGCTTTTCCAAATGTAGCAAAAGTGCTAGCTGCGTTTTGTGCTTGAATTCTAGTTTGACCCAAGCTTTCAGCAGCTTGCGCAGCAAATTTTGTTATTTCTGTAGAAACATTACCAAAGATAACTCCGACTTTAGAAGTGCTTTCGGCTAAATCCGATGCAGCTTGGACGGCTTCTTTGCCAATTTTGATAGCCATTGCACCGGCGGCTGCGCCCACAGCTGCAAGAGCAAGTCCGGCTTTTTTGCCAAAATCAACCATCTTATCGCCAAAGGTTTGTGTCTCATTATTAGCGTCATTCATTCCCTTTACAAATTGTTTTGTTTCCGCTAATACTTCTAGCTTTAAAGTTCTATAATCTTGGGCCATTAGTTTTTCCAATCCTTGATAACATTATTGACTTCTTTCATCCACATCAAAGTCAATTGTGGTTGTATCTTTCTTAGGCTTGGATAAATAAACCAACCTCTTGAACCCGAGCCATAACGGCCAGACCATTCAGGAAATTGTTTGAATCTTTTGCTACCAAATTCTAGGCCGCCCCATAGTTTTTTAGTTGAACCACCGCCTGAAAAACGCTGACCATCAAAACCATAACTTAACCTGCCAGTCTTGGAAGTCCTAGATATTTGTGCTCCATCGGCAACTCTGCGAGCCCCTGCATTGTTTTTAGTTCTACTTGAAGCTCCTTGAGATATTGCTTTTTTTGCTAATTGAGATATTTCGTAAGATACTTTTCTAGCTGATTCTACTGAATCATCGCCCATAGCCGAAAAAGTTTTAGCCAAAGAGGCAAGCTCGCGCTTACTATACGGGCTAAACTCAATGCTATCGGCCACCGCGTCTATTCTCCAAAATCTCTATGGCTGTGATTATATCTTCCGCTTCTGTCCAGTATTGCATCGGAATTTGTGTCGCTATTGCTAGCTCCACAATTAACCGGCCTAGACTTCCGCGTTTGTGACTTTTGGGTCTGATACTCCAGCTTGGACATCTGCGACTGTTTCCATCCACACTTCAAAAGATTTAACCGGTTTCCCAGCTGATTCTCTTTTTAAGGCGTGATAAGCAAGAAAGAGCAAGTCATACATTCCAACACCCTCATCAAGTTTTGAAACTATTTTGCCTGTGCTCTTTTCCCACTTAGCCCATTCAGGCGGAGCTGCATAATAAGTTGCAACTTCGCCATCATTATATTCAATTGTTATTGGTAATTTCATAGCTCCCGATGCTCCGATCTATTAACTAAAGTTCTCTGTTGGAGTTCCAACGACTGTCATCGTCCAAGTATCAGTTAGCGCACTAGGAGCTGCGCCGCCTGCTGCTGGAAAGATTGGCAATACGCTGAAAGTAAATACTGCGCCGGTTACGGCTGTGAAAGCAACTGTAAGTGTGGTGTTAGGTGCTGATTCAGCATCTGTCCACATTGCCTCAAATAGAGAGCTTGCAGCTCCCCAATCCTGTAGCAATTCAACTGTGAAAGTCCATTGCTTATCTGTCGATTTATAAGCGCGGCCATCGAGAGTTTGATAAGTCTCGATGATTGTTTCGCAACTAAGTGTCGCGCTTGTTGCTTGGGCATCGTAGTTAGCGCTATCGAGTGTGAAGGTCACATCGCGCCCAGTTATTACTGTTGTTGGCATTTGGGTCTCCTATGCGGTTTGCTCGTAGCGGACGCTCAAGCGTATGTCGGAAACTAACAAAGTTGTTGTTCCCACTTCCGTTACCGATGGTCTTTCGACTACCGATAATTCATACTTGGAAGCGTTTAACGCTCCAAGAATACTCATAACTAATTGCTCTAGGTTATCTAAAGCTGCGGCGTTGCTGAAATACGCAACGCAGGCCGTTATTGTGTAATTCAATTTAACTCTTATAGTTGTCTTGCCTAAGACTTCAAGCTCCATATAGGGCGAGTCTGGAATTACTACAATTGCTGGAACAATAGGCGCTTCAGGAACTGAATCATAGATATTAGCGCTGACACCGGCTAGAGCGGTTTTGATTGCGCCTCGGACATCTGTGGCAATTGTTGATGCAGGCATTAGCCCACCATAGTTTCAACATCAAGATATGGGCCAAGTAAGCCAGTTACTTTGGCAAGTAAATTCTTAGATAGGCGGTAGGGAGTAACGGCAAAATCTACGCCTTCTATTGATCCTCCAGCTGCGGTTCTTGCTTGGAAGATTTCAACGGAGATAGCCAGAATAGCAGCTTCAACATTGGCATTTCCGACATAGGTTGATAGTCCAGAGAGCGCAGCATTTCCTGCTGGGATAACATTTTTTATCAATATGTCTGCATTGGTGATTGCAACGGCAAATTCATAATCTGATAATCCATCTGCCAATACTGTGTGAGTCCCGTTAAATGGTGATCCACATCCCGTAATGATTACTGACTGACCTTCGGTAAATTCTTGGATTGTAGCGGTAATGAAATAAGCAATATTATCTTCAAGTTTTACTTTGTTAATCTTGCTTTGAAAAGTGACTAGCATTGGAAGAACTAGATTCTCCGAGGCATCTACTATGTCATTTAAATAAGCATCTGGATATAGGGATGACGAAACGCCAAGAATCGTCCTAAGCTCTGTGGCCGTAACTATCGTAGGCATTTCGTCATCCTTTCAAGCAGTTAGGTGAGCGGCCAGCTCGGGAGCGGACTGGCCGTCACTACTAGGGTTTTATCAGGTTAAGTTGAAGTGGCAAGAACCATTCGCAACTTTAACGGCAAGTGCTCCATAGCCGTAGTAAGCAACCTCAATCTGGCCGTTTAGAGCCACATTTGTCTGCAGACGGAATCTGCTGGATTCATACCAAGTGTAAGAATCAGGATTGATTACAACCATTGTTCCATCTCCAGTTGGAGCTGCGCTCTGGTTAATGCCAAGTGCGCGAGATACATAAAGATCAAGTCCAGCAACATTGCCGCGAAGGCTTTGTGGGCTTACTGCTCCACCTGCGTTTTGTGGCTGTGAAGCTGTGTAGATTGGACGGCCTGAATCGTTGTAGCTCATAATCTTTGACCATTGCTCAGGTGTAACAATTAAGTTACGAGCAAATCCAAGAGAATCAGCATAAACTTCAGCAGCTGCTTCAGCAACGAAGCTAAGCAATCCTGTCGCGCTATTTGCTTGAGCTGTTGGTGCTAATTGACCATTAGCAAGAAGTTGAGCAGCAACAAATTTATCTGTTGCAAGTGAATAAGCATATTCCATTTGACGAACTAGCTCATCAAAGAATACTGGATTGCTTCGGTCTAGAAGTTCAACGGAGAAGGTCTGGCCACCTGCATACTTATTAACATTTACTGTTAGGAAGCTGTTGGTCATTCCTGTCTCGACAATTGCATCGCCTTCGTTCTCATCTTCAACTGTTGGAACGGCTGTAATCTTTGGAATCTCAAAGCTCATACCAGCATCTGGTAGAACTCCGCGAGAGATTGCATCAATTGTTGAACGATCAGCATTTGATAGTGGATTGATTACCTCGGTTAATTGACGAGTAGGAATCAAGCCAGCGTTATTTGAAGTGGTGTCATCTGCTGCGCGAACATAAGCGCGAGCATCGTCATTTCCTAGAGCAGCGCGGACGCTATTCTCTAGATATTTTGCCTTTGTAAATTCAAGGCGAGGGGCTGTGTAGAAAGCTGGCTTTGGAGCTGCAGCTTCTACTTTGGCTGCTTCTACCGCTTCTTCAACGGCAGGAGCAGGAGCGGTAGTGTCAGACACTTGGTCTCCTTCGGTTG